TGTCCGGTCTGGAAATGCTCCAGAACGCGGGCAAAGAGCGCATCATCGATCTGGTTGAAGGCCGGATCATGGTGGCTGAATCCAACCTGCAAAGCCAAGTCTCTGCCGGCATCTACTCCAACGGCACCGGCAACGGTGGCAAGGACATCACCGGTCTTGCCGCTGCGGTTTCCACCGCTCCCGGCTCTGGCACCTACGGCAACATCAACCGCCTGAACTTCGCGTTCTGGCGCAATGCTGCCTTCGGCGCTGTGACCAACGGTGGCGCGGCTGCGACCTCGGCCAACATCCAGGCCTACATGAACCAACTGGCCCTCCAGTTGGTGCGTGGCACGGACTCGGCTGACCTGATCGTCGCTGACAACAACTACTACCGTCTGTACCTGGAAAGCCTCCAAGCCATCCAGCGCGTCCAGTCGGAAGAGATGGCTGGTGCCGGTTTCTCGGCAATCAAGTACTACGGCACCGGCAAGTCGGCTGATGTGGTGCTCGACGGCGGTATCGGTGGGTCGATCACGGCCAACACCATGTACTTCCTGAACACGAAGTACATCTTCTTCCGCCCCCACGCTGAGCGCAACTTCGTGCCCATCGGTGGTGATCGTCTGTCCGTGAACCAGGACGCCGTCACCAAGCTGATCGGCTGGGCGGGCAACCTGACTTGCTCGGGTGCTCAGTTCCAAGGCGTGCTGCACGCAGGCTAATCAACCCAACACAGGAGCTACAAAATGGCTGCACCTTTCACTGTCTCGCCCGTGCTGGGCGTTGACCTCAACACCACCACTCTGGCCGCTGACGTGCTTGTCGCCGAAGACGCGCCCCAACTCGGAACGCAAGTGTTCGCTTCCGACGGCAAGATTTACGTGTACGCGCAAGCGAACGCGGTGATCGCCGCCAGCGATGCGGACTGCACCGTGAACGCCACCACCTTCCTGGCTACGGCCTCGGGTGGTGCCTACCTGTCGCCTCCCGTGGCGATGGCCTCTGGCGACCGTGGCTGGTTCAGCCGCGCAGGCGTCTAAGGAGCAACAACATGGCAATTCCATCACGCCTCATGGGCGTTGGTTTGCCTGCTGCTGCGGCTGTGAATATCTGCGGCGATGTGGTGCGAACCATCACTGCCGCAGGTACGACCAACGCCAACGCAACAGGTCTTTCCGGCGCGATCAACCACGTCACCACCGCCGCCGCCTCCACGGGCGTTCGTCTCATGGCTCCCGAAGCTGGCTCGCAAGTCGTGGTCATCAACTCCGGTGCTAACGCCGTTCTGGTGTACCCGAGCACGGGCGCATCCATCAACGCACTGACTGCAACCACGGGCGGTTTCTCCGTCGCTGCTGGTGGACGTGCGCTGTTCATCGGAGTGGGTTCTGCGAACTGGTTCGCGATCCTCTCCGCATAAACCCATCGCCCCGGGGGTCAAACCGGGGTATTCCCACAGGAGATCAGCTTTGGACAACTCCAATCTGTTTGTTGAATTCTACGAAGACGCCCTCGAAATCCCGTTCAAGTCGAAGGACGCCGGACGACCCATCTACGAACAGCGCGAGTTCGTTCGCATCATGGTCCCGGGTGACTCGACCAACATCATTGAAGTGCTGGCAACCGAACAGCACAAACACGACTTCCCACGCCAGTACGACCGCTTCAAGAAGGGTCAGGCTGCCGTGATCGAAGGCACTCCGCTGACCATGTGGCCGGTGGTGAACAAGTCCCAAGTCAAGGAATGCGCGTACCACGAGATCCAGTCTGTGGAGCAACTTGCTGCCGCCTCTGATTCCGTGTGCATCCGCATGGGCATGGGCTACACCGAACTGCGCAACAAGGCCCGCGCATGGCTTGAAGCAGCCAAGGACGCCGCCCTTGTGACAAAACAAGCGGCAGACAACGACCGTCTGAAGGGTGAGATCGAAATGCTCAAGGAGCAGATCGCCCAACTGGCCGCGCCCAAGCGTGGCCGCCCTGCCAAAGAGACCGAAGAGGCTTAAGCCATGAACCTGCTGGAACTCGTTCAACAGACTTGTTACGAGGTGGGAGTAGCCGCGCCGACTCAGGTCGCCACGTCGCAAGACCCACAAATCCAGCAGTTCTTCGCTCTGGTGAATCGTTTCGGTCGGGATCTGTCGCGGCAGTTCATCTGGCAACAGTTGGACAAAGAACACCTGATCACGACCGCTGTTCTGAACACGACCGGCGATGTGACCTTGGGAAGCCCCACGATCACCAACATTCCCGACACCACGGGGTTGACGACCGATTGGTCTGCGAACTTCGTCGGGGCTGTTCCATTCTCCCAAATCATCTCGGTTGGCCCGAACACGGTCACGTTGAGCCAGGCTGCTGAATCCTCGGGGACGGGGATTGCGATCAACTTCGGGCAGGTCAATTACCCCCTGCCTTCGGACTGGCTGCGTCAGATCGAACAGACGGAGTGGGACCGCTCCAACCGCTGGCCCTTGAATGGCCCGAAGTCGCCGCAGGAGTGGCAGAACTTCAAGTCGGGCATCGTGTACGCCGGCCCCCGCTTGCGTTTTCGCATTGCCGACAACGTGATCCAGTTGAACCCACCCCCGGGGGATCAATGGCTTCTGTCCATGGAGTACATCTCGCAGGATTGGGTGATTGCACTGGACGGCTCGACCAAGCCGAAATTCACCCTCGACACCGATGAAGCGGTTTTTGATGAGTCGCTGATGGTCGAAGGTCTGAAGATGCGCTGGAACAAGGCGAAGGGGTTCGCCTACGACGACAAGACCTATAACGACCTGCTTGCTTTGTGCCAGGCACAGAACAAGAGCGCTCCGGTTCTGTCGCTCGCGCAGTTCCCGGGCTCTGTGCTTCTGAGCACCGCCAACATCCCTGACGGCAATTGGCCCGCATGAAACGCCGTATCGCCTCGGTCATGTCCATGCCCGCCCCTGTGGGGGGGTGGAATGCAAAAGATCCCATTGCGCAGATGGGGCCGAAGGACGCGGTCATTCTCGACAACTTTTTCCCGCTGACGACCGAAGTCGCGCTGCGCGATGGGTCCGTGGACCATGTGACTGGCATCACGGGGGCGGTCGAAACCCTGATGGACTACAGCAATCCGAACGGATCGAACACGATTTTTGCGGCGGCTGTGGACTCGTTCTATGACGTGACAGCGCCCGGGGTTGTTGGGGCTGCGGTTCAAACCGGCCTGACCAACGCGCAATGGAGATACGTGAATTTCTCGACCGCTGGGGGCTCGTTCCTCTACGCGGTCAACGGAGCCGACGACCCACGGCTGTGGAATGGCACCACCTGGACGGCGATCAATGGGGTGAGTGTTCCCGCGATCACGGGTGTGACGACCAACACGCTGACGCACATCAACGTGTACGCCAAACGCCTGTGGTTCGTGCAGGAGAACTCGATGAACGTCTGGTATCTGCCGGTCGATTCCATTGGGGGTGCGGCGCAGTCCATCAACCTTGCCTCCCTGTTCAACCGGGGCGGTTACTTGATGGCGATGGGGACTTGGACGATTGACTCTGGATCCGGGATGGACGACCACGCGGTCTTCTTCACCTCGGAGGGGCAAGTGGCTGTCTACCAAGGCATCGACCCATCCACGGCGGCAGGTTTTGTTCTGGTGGGCATCTACGACATTGGAGAGCCCGTCACGCGCAATTGCTTTGTGAAGTACGGCTCCGATCTGCTGTTGATCTGCCGGGATGGCGTCCAACCCCTTTCTGCCGCTCTCCAGTCGTCTCGTGTTTCCACGAAGGTGAGCATCACCGACAAGATTCAACAGGCCATGAGCGAAGCCACGGGAGCTTATGCAGCGTCCTATGGCTGGCAGCTTCAGGTCTTCCCGGAAAAGAACGCGCTGATCCTGAACGTCCCCGTTCTGGGTGGTCAGCAGCAGTTCGTCATGAACACCCTCAGTGGGTCATGGTGCCGGTTTCTCGGCTGGAATGCATCGTGCTTTGTGCAGAGCAATAGTCGCTTGTACTTCGGCGCGGCGGGGAAGGTTGTTGAAGCATGGACCGGGGCGAGTGATTCCGGGCTGGCGATCACGGGCAATGCTCTGCCGTCCTTCCAGTATCACGGCGGCATGGTGCAGAAGCGCTACACCATGGCGCGTCCGATCCTGACCACGGACAGTCCGGGCATCGGCATTCTGCTTGGCCTGAATCTTGATTTCTCCATCATTGAACCGGTTGGAAGTCCTACGTTTTCACCCACTACCT